GCTGAGTTTTGGTTTGTAAATCGTTTACCAAATTCATCAGATGTTGAACAGGCGAATTGGATGTCAATGAGTCAGACTGATAGAGATAATATTGTTAGTCAAGTTACCGATAATATTAAATTATTTAATTCGGTTAATATTTGATATAAACATTTTTTTCACAATTAAAGATATTTATATATAAACATATTATTATGAACACGAAATTAATCTTAGATAACTATTTGGGTAAAAGTACCCGTCACACTGAAAAAGATGCCGGTAACGGATTTAAAGAAGTTTGTGATTTAGATACAGGTGATTGTTATACAATTAGAATGAAAGATGGTCTAATTGAAAGAGTTGACAACACAATGAATACAAATAAAAAAATACAAGTTGAAACACGTTCAGGTGTTAAACAATTATTAAATGGATAATAAAGCTATGAATGTTGATAAAAAAATTTTAGAAGAATTATCTCGATTTAATTCTATTAATAAATACATTAATGAACAAGAGTTACCCCCACCACCGGCAGACCCGTTGGGAGGAGCACCTGTTGACCCATTAGCGGGAGCACCTGTTGACCCATTAGCGGGAGCACCTGTTGACCCTGCGGCTGCGGGAGCAATACCTCCACCGGCACCTGGAGCGGCACCAGCACCTGTTGATGTGGAAACTGACCCTGACGTTGAAAAAGTTGGTGATGAATCAGGTAAAGAAGAACTTGACATTACTGATTTGGTTAAATCACAACAAAATGTTGAGAAAAGACAAGAAGAATATTTTGAACAATTATTCGGTCATTTAGATAATTTAGAAAATAAATTATCGGAAATGGATAATATTGTTAATCAATTAAATAGTCTTGAAGCTAAAGTTGATAAATATAGAGAAAAAACACCTCAAGAAAAATTAGAATTGAGAAGTTTGGATTCTGGACCATTTAATCAGAAATTAAGTGACTTTTTCATTGATAAACAAGAAGATATGGAAAAAACAGGGAAAAATGAATATGTCTTAACACAAGATGATATTAAAGATTTTGCACCAAACGAAATACAAAAAACGTTTAGGGATTTTAATGATGAACAAGGATTAAGGAATTTTTAAATTATAACATATTGGAAATGAACTTGTCTTAAAAAAAGACAAGTTTTTTTTTCTAAAAAATTTGACAATACAACAAGGCGGACTTATACTTTAATAAACAAATAAACTAAATTTTATGGCGACAAGTACATTAGATTCAGTGTTAGCTCAATACGAGAAAGCACAACAAGGAAGTTACCCTTCTAACGGGAACAAAATGAGTCAAGATGAGCGAATGAAAAAATATTTCGCAGCAATCTTGAATGATAACGAGAAACAAGGTTCTAAGAGAATAAGAATTCTCCCAACACCTGATGGTTCATCACCTTTTAAAGAAGTGTGGTTCCACGAAATGTTTATCGACGGGAAATGGATTAAATTATATGACCCTGGTATGAACGACAATGAACGTTCACCTTTAAATGAGGTACACGAAGAGTTAACTCTTGATGGTGATAAAGAACTTGCAAAATCTTACAAATCACGTAAGTTTTACATAGTTAAAGTTATTGACCGTGATAAAGAGGAAGACGGACCTAAATTTTGGAGATTTAAACATAACTACAAAAATGAAGGTATCTTAGACAAGATAATTCCAATTTGGAGAAACAAAGGTGATATTACCGACGGTGAAAAAGGTAGAGACCTTATCCTTGAAATGACTAAGGCGAAAACTAACCAAGGTAAAGAATACACGGTTATCCAAACTGTTATGTATGATGACCCGGCTTCATTACACGAAGATGAACAAACTAAAAATCTTTGGGTTAATGACGAATTAACTTGGAAAGAAGTTTATTCTAAAAAACCTGTAGAATACTTAGAAGCGATTGCTCGTGGTGAAACTCCTAAATGGGATAATGACCAAGGTAAATACGTGTATGGTAATCATACTTCAGGTGAGGAATCATTTGGAGGTTCTACACCAAAAGTAGAGAAAGAACCTAAAAAAGTTCTTGTTGACCCACAGGCCAACGCTGAAGTGGACGAAGATTTACCATTCTAATAAAGACCCTATAGATAGGTACTGATTGAAAAAGTCAGTACCTTTTTTTTTCCCTTTTCATTATGATTTCAGTATTAACATTAACTTACGGTAGGAAACAATTATTAGAAGAATCAATTCATTCTTTTTTATTACAGGATTTTGATAAGAGTGAAATGGTTATTATTAATGATGAACCAAATGTTATATATAGATTTAATCACCCAAAAGTTAAAATTATAAATTTAAATCAACGTTTTGAAAACATTTCAAAAAAAATAGAATGGGGGTTTAAACAATGTAGTTATGATTATGTTTATCGTTTAGATGATGATGATTTATTGACTTTAAATGCTTTAACAAATGTTGAGAAACAAATAAATGAAAATCCTGGATATGAGATATATCGAAGTTCGGGGTATTTTTATTTTCAACATAATAAGTTTATAAGTAAACGAAGTGGGGAGGTTAATAATGGTAATGTTTATTCTAAAGATTATTTAAATAGAATAACTTTTCCCGATAAGAATATTGGGGAAGATTTTGACATTACTTTCACCTTTAATGGACACACACACGAATCTATATATCACCCAACAATGATTTATAGATTAGGTATGTCAACTTATCATCTTTCGGATATGTTTAACATACCAATTGTCGGGCAATATGAATTGACTGATAAATTAAAAGAAAAAAGGAAATTTTCTTTTTTTAAAAAAAAGAAATGGGTTATTGATTTAGACCCAAAGTTTAACGATTATTATTATGAACAAATAAAAGAATTATGGCTTTAAAGAAAAAAGAAATTAATAATTTAGATAGTATTAAAGGAAAGTATTCCACTAAAACTAAATACAAACCTGAAAGTTTTTACAATTGTGGTGAAGCGTTTACTGAAGCGTGTGGATTACCTGGACCAAGTAAAGGTCACATTAATATGTTTTTAGGACACTCAAATTCCTCTAAAACAACCGCAATGATTTTAGCTGCGGCAGATGCTCAAAAACAAGGTGATTTACCTGTGTTTATTATTACAGAAAGAAAATGGAATTGGGAACACGCGGTTGAATTAGGTTTAGAAGCGAAACAAAACTCTGATGGTGAGTGGGATGGACATTTCATTTTCAACGATGGGTTTGATTATATTGAACAAGCAACAGAATTTATTAATGAGATTTTAGATGCTCAGGAGAAAGGTGAAATACCTTATAACATTCAATTTTTGTGGGATTCTGTAGGGTCAATACCTTGTAAGATGACTTATGATGGTAAAGGTGGTAAACAACATAACGCAGCAACATTCGCCGACAAAATTGGTATGGGTATTTCTGCTAGAATATCTAAAACTAAAAAAGAAGATGTTCCGTTTTATGCCACTATGATTATTATTAATCAACCTTGGGTGGAACTACCTGACAATCCATTTGGACAACCTGAGATTAAGGCTAAAGGTGGTGAGGCGATATGGTTAGCATCATCATTAGTGTTCTTATTTGGTAATCAAAAGAAAGCGGGAATTAATCACATTACCGCGACAAAAAACAATAGAACCGTAGTTTATGCTACGAGAACAAAAATCTCAATATTGAAAAACCACGTAAATGGGTTATCATATAAAGATGGTAAAATATTGGCAGTCCCTCAAGGTTATATCAAAGATGATAAAACGGCGATTGACAAATACAAAAAAGAATTTTCAGAATATTGGAATCAAAAATTAGGTGGTGAAGGTGACTTTAAACTTAGTGAGGTTTTTGTACCAACAGGAGAAGAAGAATTCGAAAATTGATTGTAGAACCATTTAATGGTAAAAAATGACTAAAACCTTATTGGTTGACGGAAACAACCTTATTAAAATTGGTGTTCACGGGGTGAAGGATTTCTTTCACTCCGGAAAACACATAGGTGGTGTGTGGCATTTTATTAACACACTAAGACGATTTATTGATACTGAAAATTTTGATAAAGTCGTTGTTTTTTGGGATGGTGACGATAATTCATTGTCTCGAAAAATATTATACCCCCAATACAAATCGAATCGAAAGACCCCTTTTGATTTAACCAAAGAAGATTCTATAACCGAACAGAAAGAACGTGTTAAACAATACTTGGAAGAGTTGTTTATAAGACAGGTGTTGGTGGATAATAACGAAGCTGATGATTTGATTGCTTACTATTGTCAAATATCACCAGACGAAGATAAAACGATATTTTCGGGTGACCGTGATTTAACCCAATTGATTTCGGATAAGGTTAGAATTTATATTCCTGATTTAAAAAAATATTACAAACTTGGTGACAATATTAAGTTTAAGGATATTGAGATTCCACATTATAACGTTAAGACTTACAAAATTATTGCCGGTGATAAATCGGACAATATTGATGGTATCTATTACCTTGGGGATAAGACATTAGCAAAATTATTTCCTGAGCTACTTGACCGAGAGGTAAAATTCACCGATATTTTAGAGAAGGCCGAAATTTTACACAAAGACGATAAAGACAATAAAGTTTTACAGAATCTTTTGACGGGTAGAACTAAAAGCGGTATCTTTGGGGAAGAATTCTTTGTTATTAATGAAAAAATTGTAGATTTGTCAAACCCTTTAATTACAGAAGATGGAAAAAATATAGTTCAGGAATATTATTCAGAAACCTTAGACCCGGATGGTCGAGGTCATAGGAATGTTATCAAATTGATGATGGAAGATGGGTTCTTCAAGTTCCTACCGAAAGGTGACAACGCTTGGGTGAATTTTTTAACACCCTTTTTAAAATTAACAAGAAAAGAAAAAAGAAAGTTTAATAAATAAAATTATGAGAGAACAACACGAATCAACAAAGTTAGAATTTTTAATGATGGTTAATGATAACATCATCGTACAACGTTTTTTTAATGTTAGGGATTTTAACCCTAAAGCTAAAAATTCTACAGACCTATATGAATTGGTTAAAGATTTTAAATTTGATTTTGAACGACAATTAAAGATGAAGACCGTGTCGTATATGTTAGATAATACATATGAAATTGCGAATAACCCTTCAGTCTTAGACACATCATTTATTGATGGACCTGAGTACTTCAATGTGTATATCAAACAAGGTGATGTGACTATTTTTCATCGTCAAATTGACGCGAAAATCTACCCTCCAAAAATAAGATACACTGTGGATGTACGCCCACACCTAAAAAACTTACTTATGTCATTAACTGATATTTTTTCATCTGAAAATTTATCTTACGATTACCTAAATGTTAGTCTAGTCGCGTAGTATTTATTTAAAAATCAATTTTATAATATGAGTTCAAATAAAAATTTCGAGTACTTAGGTAGTGGGTTTCAACTACAATTATTAAACCAAATCGTCTTTGATAAAGATTTCGCAAGGTCTATTATCGACGTGATTGAGGTAAATTATTTTGAAAATAAATATTTCAAATTAATCATACAAATGATTAAAGAATATTATTCAAAATATGAACACGTTCCAACTTTCGATACGTTGGAACAAATTACAAAATCGGAATTACAACAAGAAACTGCATCTAAAATTGTTATAGATACTATTAGTAAAATAAAAGACGCACCAATCGAAGGAGGTGACTTTGTTCAAGAAAAAGCAATGAAATTCTGTAAACAACAAGAGTTACAGAAAGTGATGAACAAAGCTCAAAAAATCATTGATGGAGGGGAATTTGAAAACTACGATAAAGTAGAACAATTAGTTAGAACGGCATTACAAGTTGGAGAAAGAGAAGATGGTATGACCAACGTTTTCTCTAATTTAGAAGAGGTCTTAGACGAGGATTATAGACATCCAATACCAATGGGTATTTCAGGATTAGATAAGCTCTTAAAAGGGGGGTTAGCTAAAGGTGAAATCGGAGTTGTACTAGCACCAACAGGTGTGGGTAAAACTACATTGATGACTAAAATCACAAATCACGCGTTTAACCTTGGGTATAACGTATTACAATTATTTTTTGAAGATAACCCTAAGATTATCCAAAGAAAACACATAACTTTGTGGACTAAAATACATCCTGATGAGTTAACTACTCGTAAAGATGAGGTAATAACCAAAGTTAACGAGATTAGAGCAACAATGCCAAATCAGTTAATTTTGAAGAAACTTCCTTCTGATACAATAACAATGTTACAAATCAAGAACCAAGTCAGAAAAATGATTGCTGATGGTATTAAAGTTGATATGATAACGTTAGATTATATTGATTGTGTTTTACCTGACAGAAATTTAGGTGATGAATGGAAATCTGAAGGTTCGGTTATGAGAGCTTTTGAGGCGATGTGTCACGAATTAAACTTAGTTGGATGGACTGCAACTCAAGGTAATAGAAGTTCTATTTCAGCTGAGGTTGTGACTACTGACCAAATGGGAGGTTCTATTAAGAAAGCACAAGTTGGTCACGTTATTATTTCAGTTGCTAAAACATTACAACAAAAAGAAATGAAATTGGCAACAATCGCAATTACTAAATCACGTATTGGCGATGATGGTGTTGTGTTTGAAAATTGTAAGTTTGATAACGGGATGATTGATATTGATACTGAAACTTCAGTAACATTCTTGGGTCTTGAAGTACAAAACGAACAAAAACAACGTGATAAAGTTCGTGAGTTGTTAGATAAACGAAAAGAAAGAGAACAAAACAAAAATAATAATAATAA